GTGGTTACAATGTGCAGAAATGCTGGTCCAAAAAAACCGTACGTGGGGGGGCTAAGGGCAGTGAAACTGCTAAATTTAATTGATAAGAAATTATGATAAAAATTTTCTTGCGAAAATTTTATGATCGGGAAAAATTAATCGGGTTTTTTTGGTTGGGAAAAAATTATTGAATTTTATTGCTCGTTAGTGAATTTTTTTCGTCAGAAAAAAATTCACAGTTTCAATATAAAATTTCTTTTGTTTTTTTGATTGTAAAAAATTATCAATATTTTGTTATAGTTAAAATTAAAGTAAAATATAATAATAATTTATGGCATATTCAAAAGCACATTTTGGGGCATATTTTGGGGGTCTAAAACTTTTAAAAAAGCAATTTTAAAAAGGGGGTTTGGGAGTTTCAAATATGTCAATTTATGGATGGGAAAAATTATTGAATTTTATTGCTCGTTAGTGAATTTTTTTCGTCAGAAAAAAATTCACGGTTTCAATATAAAATTGCTTTGTTTTTTTGATTGTAAAATATTATCAATACTTTGTTAATAGTTAAATATTAATAATAATTAAAAGGCATATTAAATGGCATATTAAATGGCATATTTTAGGGGTCTAAAACTTTTAAAAAAGCAATCTTAAAAATTGGTTTGGGAGTTTCAAAATATGTCAATTTATGGATGGGAAAAATATGTTCGTCAATTTGTTCTGCTGTTTGTTCGTCAATCGTAAGTAAGTATATTTTCATCTTGGTTCATATCATTATATTATTCTGTCAGATTGCTTCATTGTTAGTTAGTAAAAAAACGCTTATTAATCAATTATTCAAATTAGTTGATAAGCAATTATTTTATTGACATTTTCAATTCTTACATTCTCTTTTCCTTCATATTTGATATCTCCTAATTCAACTCCAGTTTCAATATTTAATTTTTCGGTAATCATAAATCCGTCAGTGTGCACACGTACAACATTCTCAATATGTGGTATTAACAACTCGTTTATTATTTGTCTTCCCCTTGCTAATAAAAATGGTGCTAATCTCGCGTAGTTAGTTTTATATTGATGTTCTTTTTCGATCGTCATAAATTGAAATGAATTTGACCCTTCTTTTTCATGCATAGGATGAGATAGCGATCTTATTTCAATAATTGTCCCGCTATACTCTGGAACCTTGTTATTATGACAATAATATTTGTTTGTATTTTTTTGACATAAGGCGCCCCATAAAACATTTAATAACGGCTTACTGCCTTCAATCTTTTTCTTTTTCAATTCAAACAACATATTTATATATTCACCAAACACTCTTGAACATTGTATTAATTTGTCAGGGCTATACAATAAAGCATTTGGATCATCATCATTTATCAATTCAATTGTAGCCTTTAGTTTTTGAGCCATAAAAATATCAATATGAGTATAATAATTAGATGGATTTAATCTAAATAGTCTCTCATTAACATTACTTATTTTTACTCTGTAAATACCATATGTTATTTTATTAAGGTTCTGTATTTTAACAAACTCGCCCTTTTTAATTGGAAAACGGAATTTATCAGAACTCATGATGCTTGGATAATGACTTACAAAATCATATTTAAAGGTCTCTCCCTTAAATCCTTTTTCACACCACAACATACCACCAATTGAAACCTCTTCAATCCATTCTGCCTCATGTTGGTCTATGTGTTCTGTTTTCAAACCACTATTTAAACTATGAAATAAATGTAAAGCCGTGGTTTGATAATTACCAGTTTTAAACATATTGATTTTTTCATTTGTTTCTTTGTAAAGGGTTTTCATCATATTTTCCATATCTCTTGTTTGTTTTTCGTCCAGTTCTAAACCTTTAAAATAAGTGAATGTATTAAATTTTAATTTTTTATTGTGTTTTTCCCATTCGTTTATAGGCATACTACCAGAATAAAAATCATCATTTCCATCAATAAATGAATAAAATGATACCATACCTTGGTCTGTTCTTCTGATGCGGTAAAACATAGGAATACCGCCCTTTTCATTCATTGGTTTTGGTTTTTCATTGATGAGTGTATAATGTCCGTTTTTTAATTCCAAATTAATAAAGTGATTAGTTTTCTTGGTGCTTATATATGTGTAATCCCCATATACATTAATACCATAATCATTTTTAATATGCTTCTCAATTCTTGCTACATCTTTAACCGTGATACCATCATTTTTTTTAATTCTAAAAAATAACTTCATCTTTTCATCACTTTCAAAAAAATCTTCTTTTGTTAATATCTTTCTAATACATTTATAAAAACAGTCAGATTTATTATTATCTGTTCCTCTTCCTTGTGCTTGTGGATTTTTGTAAAAATAAATATTGACACCAGTAAATTCATTATCATTATATTTGTTATCGGGATATTGTTGTGTGCTATCATAATCTTCAAAAGAAAAAACTGTCGGATCGCGTGTATCAATATCTTGCATTTTGGTGCTTCTCCATCCTAAGCCATTAATATAAACAGCAATTTGTAAAGACCCTTCAGCATTTTTATCTTTCATAATCTGTCGTAATTCATGTCCCATATTTAATACTTCTTGACGAGTGTAAGCATTTCCTCGTCGGAATTGAACCTGTCTGACTGGGACGCCATTGTGTCGGATTGATAAGTTCTTAGTTGTTGCCGTTCCATATTTGTTATTCATTATTATATAGTGTAATATAATAATAAATCTTTAAGTCTTTTTATATATTTTTATAGTTTCAAATCTTTTTTTATTTTATTGAGAAGTCTATTATATGTCTCTTCATTAATATTTACTTCCTTCTTATCCATCATTTTCGTATGCTTTGGTGTTTTTTTATGTTTGGATATATTGGAACGCATCACTTTACAACCGCATTCACATTCAATAGGTTCAAGCATATACTTTTGGTGCTTCTCCTTGAACTCAGGGTCTGCATAATATTCTTTAAATGTTTTTACCATTCTATTTATATTCTTATATTATAACTTTCTTTTAAGTCTTTAACCGCGAAAAAATATTTTCTTCTCTGTAAGTGTATATAATGAATGAATTAGTTGATAATTTATTAAAACCCGTTAAAAATGATACGAAAAAAAACACACCAACCTCATCATGTCAATTAACGGCAAAAAATCAAGTTCATCAAATTGACATTCTTTATCTTCCACACGACAACGGGTATAAATACGCCCTTGTTGTTGTTGATTTATATTCTGGTTTGACAGAAGCGGAAAAACTCAAAACAAGAACAGCACAAGAAGTAATAAAAGCCCTTACAAAAATTTATTCCCGTGATGTTCTTGATGTTCCTTTGAAATTAGAAGCGGATCAAGGAAGTGAATTCAAAGGAAATTTTAATGGATTTGTAAAAAATAATAAAATCGTTCTCAAAAGAGGAAAAACAAACAGACACAGACAGCAAAGTGTAGTTGAGAGACGAAATAGAATGATAGCAGAAAAGATTTTCAGAAGACAAACAGCACAAGAATTATTAACTGGTGAGGCATCAACACAATGGACGGAGGATTTACATATTTACATAAAATTAATAAACAAAAATCTTAAAAAAACTAAATGTAATCCTTTAGATACAAAATGGGAACCACGATGCGAGGGTGATGCATGTAATTTATTAAATGAAGGGACAAAAGTAAGAGCAAAATTAGAATATCCGATCAATCCAGCAACGGGGAAAAGATTAATGGAAAACGGCGGACGCTTCAGAGCAACTGATATAAGATGGGATCCAGAAATTAGAACGATTGAAAAAATCATTTTAAATCCTAATCAGCCCCCGATGTATATATTAAATGATAATGGAAAAGATGCGGAAATAGGCTATACTAAAAATCAATTACAAGTAATATCAGATAACGAGAAAAACCCGTCGAAATCTGTATTGAGAGGTAAATATAAAAATCCAAAAAATCAAAAATTTGTTATTGAACCAAGTGGTGAAGGTATTGGTAATCTTCAATTTGTTCCAGATAATGTTAAACAATGGTTAGAAAAATATGGTAATTCAAAAATAAATGGCTTATATGTTGGTAAAATACCAATTAGGAAAATATGGTCTGATATGTTAAAAATTTTAAGCAAGGGTAAATTAGAACAAATAATGAAAGAGTTAAAATACGATCATTTATATCATACATTCATATTGTATCATTTAAAAGATGATAATTCAACTTGGATGATTGAAAGAAACGGACGCTTAAGTGTAAAGGCATATAATCCAATGGTTAAACACGAAGAATTCAAGGGTGAAGCCCGATTTTTACCAATTATTACAACCAATAAAACAGTATCAGAAATGTTTGAAAATCATGAAAAATTAATAGGTGGTTGGGATAAATTAATTTGGTATGATCCAGTTCTAAATAACTGTCAAAAATTTATAAATAATCACTTACGGGCTAATGGTTTATTGACTAATGAAATTGAAAAATTTGTTAATCAAAAATTGAAAACTGTAATGAAAGATTACACTATTACAAGACAATTTTTAAAGCATGTCATAAGCCTTGGTATTATAATAGAAAATTATTTTAATTTTTAAAACTATAAAAAGACTTAAAGAAAAGAAAATATAATGTAAATATATAGAAATGAGTGAAACTCCTACTCCTGCTTTTTCCTTCAAAAAAATTTTTCAACTCTTCAGTGAATGCTCTGAAATTAAAACAAAAAATACTCAAATTCGTATTTTGAGTGATGAAATAAAAGCATATGTTGATACATATTTTTTTCAAACAAACAGAAATAATTTTATGTTTAATGATATCAAAAATAAAAAATTAGAAACCTTAAACACCAAGGATATAGAACAAATTTATTTCAATAAATTTCCTACAGAGATAAAAAATTATTTCTTCAAACAGAATATTAAAATATATCAAACAGTGATGAACCCTAAAATTGGACTTATTAATAATGATGACTCGTCAGAAAATTACCAATTGAATTTATTCGAGGGGTTTCTTCATAAATCAGTGAAACCTTATGAGGAATTCAATAAGGAACAACAAGATGGTGTTGAATTATTTTTATCATTTATGAAAGAGGTTCTGGCATCTAATAATGAAGATGAATATAATTATATTCTTAAATGGATAGCAAACATGGCACAAGGAAATAAAAATGATAGTTGTTTGTATTTCAAAGGTATTGAGGGTTTAGGGAAATCAACATTTGGTGAATTTCTATATTATTATGTTATTGGAAGAAAGGCATCCACATTTTCTAATAAAACACCTTTGACAAGTGATAATAATAAAGAATTATGCGGAAAATTATTAGTCATCTTTGAAGAATTACCTGTATTTTCCGATAGAGAATGGGAGACAGTGAGTTCAACATTAAAAAAAGCAATTACATGTGATATGGAAAAATATTGTGATAAATATGAAAAAAAATTTGAATGTGAGAATTTAAATAATTACATTATCAATACTAATCTTGAAGCATTAAAGCATTCAGAGGGACGACGATATTTTTTAGGCAATGTATCAACAAAACGAAGAGAAGACCATGAATACTTTAAGAATTTGAAAGGAAAATGTTTTAATAAACAAGTAGGAGAGGCTTTTTTTTCATATCTTAATTCAATTGATTTATCAGATTTTAACGCTCAAAAAGATATGCCACAAACTAAATTAAAACTTGACGCCATCGCTGATAGATTGGATTATGTTTATCGTTTCATCAAAGACATGTTTATTTTTCAAAAGAAAGAAATTAACCATACAGTGAAAGATTTGTATGATGAGTATTTGTATTATATGAAATTAAACGATAAAAAACCATGTGTCAAAACTCAATTTTGTAAAAAAATGCGTGATGTAGATTTTAATTATTACGCTTCACACGGTATTAATAAGTATCATATTCGTTTAGAAAAATTAAAAGCATGTGCTACAAAGTATAAATGGATCCACGAACTGGACGATTATGTTGAAGAAGAAGTGGAAAATGAAACTGAAAATGTGGCTGATTTACAAACGGAAAATGAAAAATTAAAAAAAGAAATCAAAGAATTAAAAAAGAAATTAGACGCATATATTTTGACAGAAGGGTATTTACCTACCATTAATTTGACTGTTAATAATAATAATAACAACAACAACAATAATTATCATAATACGAATGATGATATGGATGAAAGGGTTAGTATTCCTTATAATTGGTATGCGAGAAAGAAGGCACAACAACAGACACCCCAGATGAACGATATTGCTGATGCATTATTATCAAATGATGTTGTATTCTTTTCCGTATAAAAATTGTTACAATAGTTTAATTTTATTATTTTATCACTATAGAATAATAAGCAAGAATAATCAATGAAAACCAAGAAGACTTAAAGACAAGAATGTATAATCAAGTATATTAAAATGCCTGATTATCAGAAAGGTAAGATTTATAAAATTGTATCAGATAACATTGAAGGAACTTATTACGGTTCAACCGCGGATACCTTATGGAGTAGATTTGGAACACATAATAGAAAATTCAGAGCATGGAAAAAAGGCAGTAAAGTTTATTACACTTCATATAAATTAATTGAAGCGGGAAATGCTTCTATAGTATTAGTTGAATATTTCCCTTGTAATAACAAAATAGAATTAAAAGCAAGAGAGCGATGGTATATTGAAAATAATGATTGTGTTAATAAAAATGTTCCTAATAGAACACATAAGGAATGGAGAAAAGATAACAAGGAGAAAATTAAGGAACAACAAAAGGAATATTACCAAGAGAACAAGGAGAAAATAAAGGAATACCAACAAATCAATAAGGATAAGAAAAAAGATTATGATAAGAAATATAGACAAGATAATAAAGAGAAGGTAAAAGAATATAATAAGGAATACCAAAAATTAACCTTTCAATGCCTTTGTGATGGAGAACAACATACTTTAATCAATAAAGCCCGACATTTCCGTTCTCAATATCATATCACCAATCTAAAAGCAATTTGTGATATCTATGGTGTTAATCCATCAGATTTATAAAATAATTACACTTTAATTTTATTATTTTATTAGTATAGAATAATAAAATGCCAACAATAGAACAGATTTATGATACAGAACACCGCACATTAAAGCATCGTTGCGGGTGGTTAAACTGTTCAGAGTGTCTATGTACCTATTGTATTTTAGGCGGTAAGAAGTTTCATTATCATAATATGACTATCATATGTAATAAACACATACCTATTGAGAAATTGAAATCAAATCAACCAATTCCCCCGTCAGTTGAATAATCTCTTCCATATCTTTTATTTCTTCAATGATATTCTGAATATCATTATTTTCTTCTATTATTAACGATGAATTGTTTTTAATAGATTGTTCTATCTTATGTTTATTCTTACTAACAAATCCCGAAAGTTTTTTCAAATGACCTTTTTTATTGAGAATATTTAATACCTTCTCTGATAATGATAAAGAAGCAAAAATAATGCTTAAAATTAATAAAGTCGTGCTATCTAATATCATTCTATATCATATAGCATGAAAAAAAATCTAAGGTAGGAATATACAGAAAATGGGATATCTTAATCAAATTGGAGGAAGTAGCGGTTCTGGTAATGGAGAACGCGGACCCCGTGGTATTGCAGGACGCGGTATTCAATCAATAACAACACAAGACAATAACAATGGGACAATAAATTTAACCATAAATTATGACGATGGAACACCATCAGACACTTTTGTAAATAGTTTAGTCTCAGATACTCTTATCCAATTAGAAAAATTGACATTAGAAGGAACAAATAACACTGTTAAATTTTCCATCAATCAAGCAGACGAAACAGTGATATACAAGTGCGATACAGTAGCAGGGATTAATATTATGAAACAATTACTAATTGGTAATGGTATAAAAAAATTAGGGTTGTTGAATGATGAGATTGTATTTATAGATGCGAGTGGAGAACATTTTAAAATATTTTCTGAATCATCAGGGAGTATTACATTTAAGTCTTTAAATGGTGCAGTATCAAAAATGTTGATGAAAGATTTAAATGATAATGAAATTTATGACATCAGCGATACAGGAGTAAATTATTATCCTACACAAGTTAATTATGGTAAAGTTAGTGATATAGGAGGTGTTAAATTTAGTGTAAAAAATACAGGTATTACAGCACAAAGAGATATGAGTATTTTTAACAGTAATTTAATTGTTAATAATGGTATTGATATTTTTAAAGTGAATAAAATGAATGATTATACAGAGATATTTAAAGTATTTACGCGTGATATTATTTCAGAAGACTTAAATTTTTTAGACACAAATGAACTATTAGTTATGAAATTAGACACAGTCAATAGGAATTTAGAATTGAATAATACACAATTTACAATGATAAGCGGGGAAGACATTACATTTATAAATGAACCATCGACAAAAATTACCAGTATATTACAAACAAAGACACCAAAAATTATTATTCCAGATACCGTTCTTAACATAGTTGATACAAATGAAACTCCAATTATGCAGGTTAAAACAGATAACAATGTAGATATTTATAGTCAGTTGAATATTAAGAGCAGTGGAGGAGTAGCAGAAAATTATACTGATTTCCCTTTTACAACATTATCTAATCCAGATGGAACTAATTATGGGTTTCAATGCGGAACACATTTTTTAATCTCAAATACACCATTGATATGCACGGGTGTAATGGATTTTTTATCACAGTATTCAGCACAGGTTATTACTACATGTGTTATATCTGGGGATATGTCAGCATTCAATTTATCAGTAGATCCAGACGGTAGATTTCAATTTTCATTTACTGCAGCCGTTAGTGGGCCTTTTGCTTTCGCATTTAGTCCAGAAATGGCAGTTCAAATTGGGATGTCTTCAAATCCTCCAAATCCTTCAAAAATTATTTTTGGCGGAACAGGAGTAGGAAATTTATACATGTTGTTTCAAACAAATGCTACCGCCGGATCAACATATACTTTTCAATCAGACGGGCTATTTGGAAATTCTGTTCCTAATAATGCGATCGAAATTACAACAACCAGCATTAGTTCAGTGGGTGATATCAGTATTGAAAGCAATAATTTAAATATTACATCTACAGGAACAACAAGTATTGAAAGCAATAATTTAAATATTACAACTAATAATTTATCAGTAAATAATACAAACACGATAGATATTAACACAGGTATTTTTGATATTACAACAACAGGAACAACAACTATTAATTCAGGAGCAGGAATTACAATATCAGGATTAGGAGGAGCAATAATTGAAAATACATATTTAAGAGTGGATAATGTAGCAGAATTCAAAAAAACTGTTTCAATTGGAACAGAAGCTATTCCAACATTTGGCGGGGAAATTCTCAGGGTTTTCAATCCAGCAACAACAGAAGAAGTATTTAATGTTAATTCCACATTTACATATATCAAAACATTAAATGATATCACAAATCCAAGCAATAAAGGATGTTTATATTACTCGAATGAAACAACAGGGGCCTTATCATTTTTTCCAAGAGCAGATTATGATTGTAGTTTTATAACATGGAAAAGTAATAAACCCGTATGGAGAATACCATATATGAGTGAATTGGTTAATAATCCATATATCAATGATGCTTTAGGAACAGGAACTAATATACCTACAACGATAACAGGATGGACGGAATTAATCATCAGTGATAATAATATTTATTTCAACAGTGCCCCATCACCTACATTTTTTACACGAACGATAGCGGGAAACACAACAATAAGATATGTAGGATTTCCTTTTGCATCTAATGATTATAAATTTAGAGTTTCATATACAGTCTCTTTATCTGGGTTTAATAATCAAACAGTTGAATTAGCATTATATAAAAATGGACTCCGGGTTGATACAACGATAAATAAAATGGTATTTAGTTCAAATAGTGAATATGAAGTGATGAGTAGAATAGCAATAATACCATTATTAAAAAATGATACATTAAGCGTTAGAATTAATAGTAATCAACCAGAAGTCACTGTAAGCAATTACAATATGTTAATTGAAACAGTATGTTAAAATTTTTCTCTTGTAATAATATAATGACTAAAAAAGTTCAATTTTCTAATGTTAAAATTTTGGGTGAAAATGATGTGGAAGAGATTCCATTATTACAACCACCACCAATGGTAAAATCCAAATCTATTAATGGTCTTAGTAGTTTGAGTAAAAGTATTATAGAGCACGAAGAAAAGCAGAACGAGATGAACGATATTTTACAGAACATGCGAGAAGTGGTAAAGCGTTATCAGGATGAGTTATTCATTCTTCAGGAAAATTTAAAAGCACAAAATGAAATTATCAAATCACAAGAGGTATGTTTGAGTGAGTATGAAGAAGAATTACAACAAGCGAGGGACGAAATTAAAAATTTGGTTCAAGAGATTAAAAACATATGGGATAGTTAATAAATTTCTCTCCTACTAATATAAATGGCATCATCCAGTGAAAAAAAGATAGGTCTCAGCACCTTAAAGGATAGATTAAATAAATTGGAAAATCAAAGCAATCAGCAAGCAGATAATGATGATGAGTTGTCAAAACTCGTATCACGCTTGAAAAATAAGGAAATGGAAAACAAGAAAAAAACAATGGCTTCTATTTTAGAACATTTTGAAAAGGATTTAAAACAAAGTGTTATTGTAGATGAAAATAATGTCGTGAAGATTTTAATATTTTGTATCAAGTATGTAGAACAAAACCATCTACGCTTATCGTCATATCTTGGTGTTAAAACATGCAGTGAATTTAAACATGAATTATGTAAATCACTGACTAATCATTTATGTTCTTTATACTCTCACGAAATGCTTGATTTAGCAATAACAACGCTATGTAGTGAGATATACCCTAAATTAAATGATATTGAAGAAATATTAAAAGATAAACCAGATGAAACAATTAAAAAGAAGAAATCGTTTTTTGGTAAGAAGTGAATTATTTTAATCTTTACTTAAAAATATTAAAATAACTTGAATAATGTATCAAATATTGAGGTTCCCTTTGACATTTCACGGATAAAATATACCGAGTATGCGCCACAATTAGTATTATTCATAGGTTGAAATTGTTGTGTATTATGAACTATTTTAACACGCGGGTATAAATCAATCAATTCTTGAGGCGGAGCCATTCCAAAACTATCGAAATAATTGATTTTCTCTTTATCACGGTATAATGCCGTCCAGTGGCTTCCGTTTCCATTTGAATTATCTAAATTAATAACAATAGATTCTCCAACTTTAATATTTTTAGGTAAATTATCCCGCATGAACACGTCACGATATCCCTTAACATCATGTAATAATTCATTAACTTCATTTCCGCTTAATGCTTTGGTTAAATTTATCGTTTTTTTTTTCCGCAATGCATACATCCGCCTGTAAAGTGCACTCTGGGTAAAAGGGAAGAGTTGCCAGTTAACTCAACTTGTGAAATATCCATCGGAACTACATTTTGTAAATTACTTTTTTGTTTAGATATTTCAGCATTAAATTTCTGTTTGATTTGTGTTTCTGCTTTCTTTTTTGCTTTCTCGATTTCCTTTTCCATTTGCTTCTTCATCTTTTCTTTTTCCTTATCAATAATAGGGGTAATTTCCTTCTTAATTCTACCTTTAATTTTATCCATTACAATACCATTACCATAATAATAAGGTGCCGGATCAACTTGTAATCCATTACCATAAGGCATAACTTGTAGTCCTTCACCTTCTGCTTCTGCTTTCTCTTCTGCTTCATCTTTCTCTTTCAATGCATCTAATTGATTTTCGGTTTTTTCAATTTGTCTTTTCAATTGTTCCGCCTTTCTTTCTTTTAAGGTCTCGTTACGTTCTTCAGCCATTTCTTTAATATATGGGATTCGTTCAAGAAGTATTTGAATATGATTAGCTACTTTATCTCGTAGCGTTTCCAAATTAATAATTCGCCTTTTAAATCTTTCTACCCTTTTTTGAATTTTAAGGGTTGGTATAATCTTTTTCAATCGTTCAATATTAATAACGATATCTCTGTATCTTTTATTCATGTTTGGAATTTTGATAGCCACTATGAAACGGTAAGATATTGCCATTGGATTGTTAATTAAATATGCTATATCTTCGGCAATACCACCAATGAAATTTTTTACTGCAGGGTGGTCGTTTACAAACTCAGTTACGATTCCTAACGCACCCATAGCAGCCGCAACAGTCATTGCACCACCATGTATAGAACGGGGTGTTCGTTTTGGTTTTCCAGCCCCTACCAATGGAATATCCTTAGGCACTGTTATATCCATGGTCTTAGTCAATTTTGATAAAATAGAAGAAGGTAATGTAATAATCATTCCTTTTCCTTGTGCGTGATGTTTGATTACCTTATTATACAATGCTTTATTAACATCTACTTGAAAATTACCAGCCATCAATTGTTGCCCTTGTAATTTTGCTTTGAAATCTGAACCTTTAGACATAGCATTTTTAAGACTAACGAGTTGTTGAGGTGATAAATCTAATTTAATAGAAAATAACATTTGGTTATATATTAATTGAAAAGATTTTAAATTAATTCTTCATCTAAATTTTTCATAATCACTTTTTGGATCTTATTAATAGCGATGAAATCGTGACCTTCTGTATTATCTCTATATTGTTGTTCTGTTAAATTATTATGGTCTTGTAAAATACTTCTTACTTCTCGTTTTGTTCCAACATTGAAAATACAGAAATGAGAACAATTAATTCTTATATTTTTCGGTGTAGCATAATAAGATTGTGATAAAAAAATAGGAGATATTAAATGGTGTCGTCCTAAAATGAAATATTCAGTGATTGTATTCATCTCTTTTTTTTGGGTTATATAATCATCAAAAATAACGATTTTATAGGTTTCCTTATCCAATTTCTCCACAACTTCCACTTCTCTGCTCTTAAATTCGTGGAACTCGCCTATTTTATTATCTTTTGCTATTTTCTTGAAAAATCTGTCTAATTCCTTCATCTTTGGTTGGTCTGGTGTTTTAGTATAAATGATGATTTTTTCATAGTAGATTAAAGGGCTTAATAGAATATGCATTAACAAATTAGTCTTACCCGAACCAGAAGGCCCCGCTATTAATAAACGGCTTACATTCTGAAAAAATGGATGTAATACTTGATAGGGTCTTTTTTTCGCTTCTTCTTTTTTTTCTTCATCTGTTAATTTCGTGGATAACTTATCGTAATTGGGTATAACAACCATAACTATGTTTATATAACTTTACACACAAAAAAAATATTGTTAGAATATTATAATAGAAGATGGTTAAAAAGAAAATGACAACAAAGCGTGATATATGGGCTCAAGAACAGGGACAATTAGGAAAAGCACAAGATGAAATGAAAGCGTTTATTATAGAGAAACGTGAGGGTAGAATCTTAGATGATGTAGAACGACAACGTGTTTTTTCTCCACTCACTACACCTATAACGAAATTATTAAAAGACGCTCTTTATGTATCTAAAAAAGATGCTACAACCGGACAAATTTTACAAGTTCCAGTATTTCAGGATTATTTGTATAAACAAGAAACTGATGCTACAGGACAAAAAGTAAGCGTCCCTATTTTTTCAATGGATGCTTTAAAAACAGCGTTAGAAGGAGCAAATAATAAAAGTGAAGCAATCCGAGCATTATTAGAAGAAGAGAACGCAAGAAATACTTTGATATATACAGAATTATTAGAAATGAATGATAAATTAGGACGATTGAATATACAGCCAGTTTTTATTCCACCACAGAGACCAGAGGGGGGTAGAAGCACCGAAGAAATTTTAGAAGCCGTTGAAACATTGATGACAAACAATTTACAAACAGCCCAATCCATGGATGCTACAATCAAACAAATTAATTTTCAAATTACTAAACAAAAAGAAGTGAATGATGAACAATCAAAAAATACAATTGCTAAATTACAAGAACTGAAAGAAGAAATTAATATTCAGGCTAAGGCAATGGAGAATGTTATGCAAAATATTAAAACAATATCAGACAAACCTTTAGAAAATCCAATTTTTAACATACCCTATCCAGACCTAACAAACCCATTTGATGATAAATACACACAGGAAGACTATGAAGCAATGATTGAAAGGTATCATACAATTTTATTAAAAGCCCATAAT